ATATGCTTGTGTTTGTATTTTTGCTTCTTCAAGAGTATTATATGTATTAACTAAACCTTCATCTGCACCAAAGCTAGTATTCCAATCTAGCAAATTATGACCAAAAATTTCGTATTTACCGTCCTTAGTTTTGAATAGCTCAAAGTTACCGCCCTCTTCAATTGCTACATCAATATCTGCCTGTATAGAAGTATCTAAAGCATTTAAAAAATCTTTTTCTGTTTCTGGATCAAGTGCTGTTGTACCAGAACGTATAGCTTGTTTAATTTTTACATCGGGTGGCGGAGGGCGATCTGGGCCGGGAGCTACCATAGGATATTTATTCCCATCAGCAGCGTTCATATGTATATAAATAACATCAAATATTCCAGAGCCTATTGCTGAAGTCTCAAATTGTAAAGTATCTAAAATAGCTTCTGTTTTCTTAGCCTTGTATTCTTCGCTAGAAATAAAACTCTTATCTCCCCATTCTAATTGTGGTAAATCAGCTTGCTCTTTTAATACTACTTCACTAAGTTTAACTTGATTAGCCTTAAAATAGTCTTGAACTTCTTGTTGAGTAACCTTTTTACCTTCTAAAAACTTAGCTAACCCTGATTCATGTATCTCTTCTTTTGTTGCTCCTCTTTTAATGATTGCTTTTAATACTTGATCACCGGGAGCTACTTGTTGGTGTTTAAATAGTGGTAATTCATCTATTGCACGACCAACAACAGAATAAAAACCTAGCTCATCTATGTCGGGTCTTGGTTTTTTAGTAGTAGTAATTCTTTGGCCGATATCCTCTAAAGGAGGACCAAGATTATGACCAATACTAACATCTTCAGTAGTCAGACCTATAGGAACAGGAGATTTTCCTTGTTCTGATCGTTTTGTAAAATCTTCTGCCATTTCTTGAATTGCAGCTTGTCCTTTTTTACTTTTAAGGACTTTTCTTAAAATAAACCCAAGAGGAAGTACAGAAGCTGCAGCAATACCACTATGCATAGCAGCCCCACCAATATCACCCGTGTCTGCCGCCCGTTTTGCTGCTATACTTTGTTCTTGTGCTAAATACGGAATATCTAAACCAATTACATCCGCAAGCCCTAAAAGTTTTCGTTCACTAGCAGGATTACCTAAAGTACTTTCAGCAAAGTTTCTTGCGGCATGTTTATCCATTCCTACAGATGTTAGAAAATCTTGAATAGTTGCACGACCTTCTTCACGCCATGTAGGTTTATGAGGAGCTAGAATATCTTCTCTAGCTTCTATATCTTCTCTAGCTTCTATATCTTCTCGTGTCATTAAACTGCGAGGGTCAGAAGCAATTGCCGCCTTTTCAGCTTCAGTTGGTATATATCCTTTTTCATCTGTATCTGGATCATAATAGTATCCAGATTCCTGTTTAGGAGAAACTAATCCGTTTCGTGGAGGATGAAAAGGATCAGAAGGAGGAATAGAACCTAAACCATTAGATATGTTTAAGCCCCCGCTTTGGAAGTTTTTTTGTTCAACATCTTTAGCTGTAACGTCGTCACTGTTTATTAAGACTTCCTGCTCATAATCAGTGCCTTTACCCGCACTCAAGTTAGCATTAGGTGCGGCGAGAATATCTGCTTTAGCCACCGTGTACGCGACCAGAGGCGCATTAGGGTCAGTCACCCACGGAAGAGTATTAGTTGCAGTGAAGTTGGGGTCTACGGTAAAGGATACGACTTCTCCGCTGCGCGTGTCTCCTATCCTGTAAACTGTCATGGTGTCGGGAAACTCACTCAATGCTTGCTGCGTAACAGTATATATCTGCTTCTGCATATTGCGTATCTGAGCATCAGTCGCTCCACGATCTCCTGATATCAAATCCCACGTTAGCTCCCGAACATCGTTCATATTAGGCTGGACTACCTCGCGCAATAAGTCAGGGCTATCAGCATAGCGGACCTTCTTGGCAAGCCCTGTGAAGGTGTCGTGCTTTAGGCGAGCAGGGCTTAACTTAGTTGGCTGACCAATATCAACATCTTTACTTTGAGGTATAATTCCTTCTTCAACAGGATCATCTTTTATTAATTTATTAAATATGTTTTCAGGTTTAAATAAACCTTTTGCATTTCGTTCCCCACCATCAAAATATCTAATTTCAACAGGCAACTCTTTCATTCCCAATGCATCTGCTGCCATTATTCTATGGTTGCCCTCATTGATTATTGGGATTCCTTCATAGTCAACTGTTATAAAAGGAATGTCTTCCTTACCTTCACCATATGTCGGGAGCTTTCCTGTCCTGCCCATGTGATCTATTAGCCAATCTAAATCTTTCTGCCTAATATTTTCTTGCTCACCCATACCCCCCTTTAGTTTTATTAATTCAGAGACAGGCATCGTAATGGGAACATCTGAACTAAAGCTGCCAGTAACAACACCTATATGATTGTTACCATAAGGGTCTTTGCCTTTTGATTTGGCATAATCTACTTTTTCAGCAAGCCATGATTCTCTAGGAATGTCAGACCTAAAAATATCTGTTAAAGTTTTTCCCTGATATGTAGTTTCCTCCTGAACAGGATCATCTTCTATACCTAATAAGTCTTTACCAGACTTGATAGCCTGTCCAAATAAATTTTCAGCCCAAGAAAGTCCTCCTTCAAATCCAGAAGGATATTCATCTCTTCCTAACCCAAGGTCTAACGGTTTATATAATTCTGTTTCAACTGCTCTAAAAGTTTCTGGAAATCGTTTTTGTGCTTCTGTAAATCCTCTAACTCCTAATGCAACTAAAGGAGCTTTCCTTAACGCTCCTCTTCCTATTGGTGTAATAGGACTTCCTAATCCTGTTGAAGGTACTTCTGTAGCAATATCTGTAGATTCTACTGACGGCTCTATTTCTTGTTCTACAGAGCGGCTTCCTATTCCTTGACCTTGAACAAGAGGATTATCAGGTTCAACTTCAATACCTTCAAGTCGTTGACGTAATTTTATTGTATCTTCTTGGCTAAGACCTTTTTTTTTACCTAAACCATTAGCCATGTAAATTAACCTCATCCTTTAATTGTTTTATTTTACGCAAGGTAGTAATGGCTCCCTGTGCTCTGCAAATAAGCACAGAATTATCTGTTTGTTCTAAAGTAGCCTGTTGTTGCATAATCATCCAATCAATATAATCATTGAACGCGACCCACTGGCGCTTGTTGTTGACCAGTGTTTTGAGCTTGTTGAGGAGTTTGTTGTGTTCCACTAAATTGTCCTTCCATAGGTGTAGGTGCAGCCCCAACTCCAATATTACCACCGCCACCGCCTTGTAAGTCATTTGGACTTAAACCCGGAGCTTGTGCTTGTTGAGGTTGCTGTTGACCAGCGGGAGGTTGTTCAGGTTGCTGTTGTTGCAATATCTTTGCTTGTCTCATCGCTTCTTCAGGAGTATTGCATACCTTATCGGGATCAAGCCCCATTGAATTTGCAATCTCACGAATAATAGAGGTAAACTTAGCAAAAGGTGCAAGAGCAGGATTACCTACAACCTGCAAGAATTGCAATAGCCTTTGACTTCTTACTTCATTAGCCATTAAACTTTCAGTTCCACGAGCTTTAATTTCAAGATCACCCTTAATGTCAGGATCAAAATCAAACTGCATATTGAAACTATAAAAAGATTCTCCTAATGGACGTAACAAATAATCGTCAAAGTTTTTAACTACTGTTTTGATACTTCCTGCAGCGGCACCCATCAGCATAGAGATACCTGAAGCTGTTCTACCTGTGCCTGTAACACCTGTTTGTCCATGTGCAAAACTAGGAAGGCCCGTAGCTTCATCTGAAAGCTGCCGAGCCTTGTCAAATAACTGCATATTCTCATTACTTACATTTGGGAATTTAGTACCAAATACAGCTTGTCCGGGTGCGCCGCCTTGCCTACGAAAGATTTTACCCGGATATACTTCTAAATCCTGCCCCGGAACAAGGTTAGTTTCATCTACCTCAATAAGAAGATTACCACTTAGTACAGCGTTGTCAACTGCCATACGCATAAAACCATTCATTAGAGTTTGAGTATCGTCCATATTCTCAGCAAGGCCAATACCAAAGAAGCTATATGGGTTAAGCTCATATGGTACAGCATAATAAGGAATACGAGTAGGATTAAATGGATTTACTACAAGACGTAAAATAAAGTTATTACATACCCAACAATTTACCTGTATCTGATCTACATCTTTAAATTGTTTTGGTAAATCTAGGCCAAACTCTTTTGCCATATCGGAATCCATTGTTCCCCAATACTCAAGAACTTCATACCGTTCAGGATGATCATTAAGATAATAATCTTTTAGGGCATCTTCCCAATACTCACTTGTATACACTTCTCCCATTTCGATACAACGATCAATGGCTTCATGCCTAAAATGCGGTCTATCTTTTAGTGCACGTAGTTTAGATTTAGAAAGCTTATGTCGTTCAATTACATATGTAACTTCGTCCATATTACTTGCGTCTGGATCAGGATACAAATCCCAGCAAGACACATTGGTTAATTTAGGTACAGTCTTAATTGTAGGATTATACTCACCTTCTTCATTCCAATTTGGGTATTCTTTATTTACTGCAAATGGACCCTTAATAATTCCTGTACCAAATAAAGCACACTCAAAAGAAGCAGAGCGTAAATGCTTACTTGCACCTGACTCTTCTAGTTGATCCATTATTTTCTTTTCCATCTTTTTAGCTGCTACCATTGCAGGATGGAAAGTTACTGCAGAGGGTGTAAGACCTATACCTTCTTTTAGCCCATCAATTTCTGAAAGCTTGTCTTCTAGTGGGCCAAGTTTTAACTTACGTTCCGATAAACTTGCAGCGGTATCTCCGGGTTCTAAATCTTCGCCATCTCCCGGAAAACCATATGGACCTTTAGTCATCCCTTCTTCTGCTGAATCTTCTTCTGTCTTATCGTTAGGATCAAAATGAACAGACTCAGTAACTCCTTCAGGTAAAGTTGTAGGCTCAATACTTAAAGGAAACTTTTGCCTTGCAAATAGTACATCTGTAATCTGTCCATAAGCGGCAAGTACTTTTGTTTTTGTTACCTTAATAAAGACACGAGATCGTTCTGCCTCTGTAAACTGTACATCAGAACCGTAAATACCACGATAGTTACGATAAGACTGTAACCACCTCTCTTCATCAAACCTTCTCCAATCTTTTGATCTTTTAAAATTGTCTTTAATAAAAGTGACTATTCCCGACAACTCATCGTCCTCAGTTTTTTCATCTAAAACTAAAGTATCTTCTTCTTCAAAGTTTATATCTACCATATTTTAATATCCAAAGGTTGCATCAGATGGTGTGTATCTATCTGACATTTTTTCAATTGTAAAATCGAATATACCTCTTCTTGGTCTACTCATTACACCGTATCTTAAAGCGTCATATAAATGATCTTCAGATTTTGTGTCTACATCTTCACTATTCTTTTTATCAAGAGGAATTGAAGGAAGTTGTGAAATAAGATTTCTACAAGTATAAAATACAGTCATTCCGGGAACTTGATCATCACCATCATATGATTCCTGTATTTGTAAACGACGATGTATTTCATTCTTTCCTGATATTCTACTTCCTGCACTTCTATCACTTGGTCGCCAACGACACCCAGTTAAAATCATTTGTTCTGCTAGGCTTGGTCCTGTATCGCCTCGTTTATGCCAACAAGAACTATCTAACACGCCATAAAGAATTGTACCGTCACCTTCTTCTAGTGCCAAAACTTTATTGGCTAAATCTTTTGCCAATACTTTTGATACATACAATTCTCTATATACAACTAGCTGACCATCTGGAGCAACTGCAAACCATAAAACAGCACTGTAAGAACCGTAGCCATAATCACAGGCTCTAAATTTAGGCCAATTCTTTGGTATATCAAATGGATCAACTACATGTACCGTTCTATCAAACTCAGGAAATGCCGCACCTTCTGCTACATCCCAGTTACCGTCTAGCAATCTTTTCCTTTGATTTTCTGGTAACGATAACAACATTGTTTCATAATCACCACCAGTTGATAAATAAGGATTATCAAATAGCTTTGCAGGAATAAACTTTCTACTAAATAAAGGCTGTCCTTCTTTACTATGATCTTTAGGGTATATTAATGTTTTACCATTTTCATCGGTAGCCCAAAAGGAATCACCGGGAGTTGCTGGGTCTATAAAATATTTTTTTACCCACACATGTCCTGAACCACCGGGGTTCGTAGTAGCTCTCATGTACACCGGAAGATCGGGCGCAGTAGACCTCAATCTTGATCTTAGATAATCCCACGCAAATGGTGTGGGCCATTGCGTAAGCTCATCAAAACCTATCCAGCAAAAAGATAACCCTTGGTAACGGAGTACGTCATCATCTCTATCTAGATATGACAGCCACAATCTTCCGCCTGAAGGGGAGGTCCACTGCATTTTTCTTTCTGACCACTTTGCGCCAGAAATAATCTTTGGGTAAAGCTCTTGTGATTTCCAAACCAATTCCCTCAATTCCTCTGTGGTCCTACGTAAAAGTAGGCCAGAAAATTGAGGATGACTTAAATACCTAAGAGGATCAGCCAACATTGCGTAGCTCTTTCCTCCTCCTGCAGCACCGCCGTATAGTACTTCACGATCCGATGACGCTAAAAAGTTTGTTTGCGGCCCTTTATTAGGCTCAAATAATATGTTATATTTTTCTTTTAGCGATAAACCTTCATCACTTTCTTTTATCTCTGGCTTAGGCGGTGGATTGGGCTTCTCCTTTTCTTGCTTTTTCTTTCGCGCCTGTACGCTTCTCCTCAAGCTCTTCAAATTTTTTGATGGCGACTTCATATTTTTTAGCCCATGCTCTATATGTAGCTGCCTTGCTTTTCCTTTGCTTTTCCTTTTGGACACGTTTTCTGAGTCCGATATGGGAGATTTGTCGTCCTGTTCTGTCACTTAACCACCTTGCTACATCTCTATAAGAATACTCTGTTAAATAATCTTTTGCTAATTCCAGAGCTTCTAATTCTTCTACAATAGGTATAAGTACATCTTGATCTTCTTCATATACCTCATAACCAAACGGAATGGTTCTACTTATTCTTGGTATCTCTAGCCACACACTGTCTTCTTGTAACCCGACAGGATCAGGCATTTTAAAATATCCGGCATCATACATTATTGTTTTTTTCTATTTTTTCTAGCTGAGACTACTCTTAAATTACCCTTTGTATTATTTCTAGGATTACCGTCCTTATGGTCTATATGTTTACCATCACCCTTTTTAACCCTTTTCTTACGTTCTGCTTCACGCCTATTCTTATTTCTTTTCGCACGTTCTTTTTTCATGCGTTTACTTTTATGGTATTTTTTGTAGTCTCCTTTTTTATATGCCACTACAATTGCCTTTACTGTAGGCCGTGTTCTTTTGGTGGAAGCAGCATGATGCCCTGTGGAGCAGATACTTCTACCTTATCTGTTTTTTGAATACCAATACGATCCAGCATCTCTTTAGCTGCATTTAGTCTATGTTGGTTGCCCAATTCAGCAGGATGATCTAGTACATTGATTAAAGCATTAGCTGCCTTTGGCGCATTCACTGCAAGATACTCTTTTGTAAGTTCAAGAATTTCATCTTTCAATGAACGTACAATCTCTGAAGTACTTGAAGCTTCACTATAGCCAGACAATACTTTAGCTTTAGATGAATCTCCTCCAGCTTCATCGAACAATACCTGTAGAAACGTATTTTGTTTTGTGGTTAATTCTCTCATTTTCTAAAGCTTCTATCTCCAAACCACCATGCTACAGCAGTTGTAGTCAGGAACATGATCTGGTTTGATAAATCAAATACAAGTGCTTTATCGTCATTTGCTTGCCAAAAGATATATACGACAAAGCCCAATAACACAAACGTAAGAACTGGACGTACAAAACGAAGAATAGAGGCTATCGTAACAGATGCAGGTCCATATGAAGCATCATGTGCATAGGAAGCTGTCTTCATAGCTGCATTTGTTTCCATACGTGCAATGGCTTCTTCACTTTCAAGCTCCTCTTTTCTAGAGGAGATTTGCAATTCCTGTAATTTGTATTCTTGATCGAACTCCAAAGACATCTGTTTTATTTTTTGCCTAGTTTCAAAATAACGACCTACAGTACCAATTAAACTACCTATAATACCAGTAGCACCGCCAGTTAATACTGAAGCTATCATATCAAACATATAATTCTCCTTACCACGTTGCAGAGTACTTACGATTGTCTACATGTACAAAGCTTTTATAATTTACTCCCACACCTTTAAATCCAGCAAATTCTGCTGCTTTAATTACTTCTTCTTTAGTTAAACCCCTTAATGAAATGTCAAATGCCGTAGAGGGACTTTGTTTCGTAGACCTATGTTGACTTTTTGGTGAACCCCCTACTCGCACATTATGCAAAGGACAACGTGCTGCACTATTTATAATCATTGGTTTTTGTAAAATATCTCTTAGTTTTTGTAATTTATTTATAGCTTCATCTTGTACATATCTTGTCTTACAACCGCACTTACATTCTAGTTCAGACCATTTAAAAGATACACTTGCTTGCATTACTTTAACCAAAGATAGCCATTTTAATTCCCATAGCCAGTTGAGCAAGAATAAGAAGTCCAACGGCCCATAAAATCTTATTTACACCATCTACTGATTTCTGAATGTGATAAAGATCATTTGTCTTTATGACATCTATCTTTTCAGCCAGTAGCTTCAATTCACCACGAATCTGTACAATATCGATTTCATTCTTTCGCTCGATATCGTTCATTTTTTATGTGCCTTGCTATTTCTCCTAGCAGGGGATTTCTTTCTCTTTTTAACTGGTGTACCTACAGCAATCATAATGGATGCTCCACCGCCAGCTTTGTCCTTTTTATCACTTACATATTTACCGCCATATTCTTTAGCGGCAGCTTTTGCATTTTGCTCTCCCTTTTTTGTGTAAGGAAAATGTACTGTAGGCATATTACGTACTCCTTATATTTTTTATACCGTGTTAAAAATAAACATTCCAAATATGATATTTAATAATTATATAAATAAATCCCACAAAAAAGATTGCCATACCAATTTCGTGTAGTCTTCTATTAGCAGAAATTATTAATGGTAACATAGTAATAAGCATAATAACTCTACCTAATACTTTAACAGAATAATACTCTTCAGCGTAGAATACAAAAAAATTACCAAGAAGACATATTTGTAAAGTACATGCCAGACCTAATATAATTCTATGATATTTGTAATAGTATTCTTTAAGGTCAATTGCCTTTGCATAATCAGTCGTATTATGTGGTGTAATTACTTCACAGATCATAAACATAAGCATTGGAACTGCTAAAAATAATAAATATGTAAATAAATTCCAATCGCTATTAGGAAAAAAGTTTAAATTATTTAAGGGATAACAAGTCCACCAAAACAATAGCATAGTAAAAAAAGTTATAAAACAGAATATTGTATGAGGCCAATAAAATTTAACTTGTATTTTATTTGCTACTAATGCTGTTATATTAGTCATTAGATTTACAAAAGCTAGTCCTAGTATTAAAAATGCAACTGGTGCTATGTGTGCAAAAACCATGTTACTGGGGTAGTACTATTTTACATTTTTAGTTCTTTAACTATACCACCAGCGGCGTACATATGGGACTTACCTTTATAGGAACCACCCTTCATAAACTTAGGCTTTTTAGGTAGACCACCTTTGTTTTGTCTTGGTAATATACTTTCTGAAGAAAATGGAAGTCCTCCTTCAACAGCCATGCTTCCTTTTCTATTCTCCCTATTTTTCTGTATTTCTTTAATTTCTTCAATAGCTTTAAGTTGAAGATCAACATCGTCAAAACGATTTATATATGGTGCATACCCCCTATTTTTAGGAATCTCTAGAAATTTTTTGACCGCAAAAGCTTTCGGGTTATCAAGCTCTTCTTTAGTACCCATTGTTCTAGTCATATCATATTGCCCTTTAATCTAATTCCGTAATATAATCCATATAAACTCTATAAGGTTCCACAACACACTAACTTGCATCTTATTGTCCTACCTGTTTAAGCCATTGAGAAGCTGCATTTAGCCCTGCATGTATCTTGGCTATAGGCCACATAACCCATTCTAAAATAGTGATGGGTACAAGGGCTACATATTTAACTAACTGTTTAATGGTTTTTAGCATTAGTTCCTCCTCATAAACATTTTTAGTATTAGTATATTGCGTATATCTTACATATAGCATTCCTGCCATAGTATACTACTCCATATAATCGGCACAAGCCCCACATACATATTGACCATATGGGTTAATTACAAAATCATAAGTACTAGTATCGTACTTATTTCCACAATCTTCACAGTATTGTGTATTCTGGTTATCCATTACTGCATGTACTTCATCATTTATTAACATAGAAGTTACATCAATCATGCATTAAACATATAAGAGGAGCCACAATTCGTGCATTTGAATGTGCCGTCCTCATATACAAAAAAGGTTAAGCATAGTCTAGCTTCTGCGTCACACATTTCACACAAAATTAGTGTGTCTTCTTCAGGTTTAGGATTATTAATTGGAATTACTTCACCCATCAATCTCTACTCCATCCTTCAGCTTTTAGCGCATTGTGCACCTGCTCATAAGAAAAGATTTTGCCTGTTCTTTCCCGCAAAGCTGCTCGTACATAAACTACATCATGGTGAGGAAGTTTTATTTTAGCCTTATAATTGCATATACTATCATAAAAAGCTTCTAGTGTTAAATCATTATACCATTGTAGTCTTTTTTTAACTTTTGTCAAGTAAAAAATGCCTTATTCATACCAAATCGCTTAAATAAGGTGCTTTATAGTTTTTCGACTTAATAACTTTACCGTCTTCTCTATATATTGGCTTACCGTCATCATCAAGCTTAGACATATTAGACTCATGGACACGCTTAAAAGCAGTGTCAAAATCCCAACCATAAGTATCGGCCATACCAACGCAAACAACCACGACATCAACAAGCTCTTTAAGTACATGGGCTTCATGCGATTCTTTAATTGCTTCAAAAACCTCTTCTACTTCCTCTTTTATTAAATTTTTCCTTAATACAAGTAGTTCTACATCTTCAATTGAGTTATTTTTAAAGTTTTGATTTCTCTTACAGTCAAATACACTATGAAATTCGGCTAAACTTTTACCTATAGGTTGATTCATATTAATTCCTTATGCTTTTGTCGTAGTAAGCTTAACATTTTCTTAGCATTTTCTACAGAAGAAGCAGTGGCTGTCTTTTTCCAAGCCTTACCTACTTTTTTGTATACAGATTTACCCATTATTTTATATGGCATAGCTATTTTCCCTTAAAAAATACAAATAATATACTGTAGTGTATAGTTAAACATTAGTTTAACGTTAGTTAAACATTAGTTAAACATTTGTTGCCATGTTTCTTAGAAATTTCAAAGATCATTTAGCGTATGTTAAACTAACGTTTAACTAACGTTTAACTAACGTTTAACTATTCCTACATAATGTATAACATTATACTCCCTTTTACCCTATATGTCAAGTAAAAAATTACAAAAGTATAAAAAAAACATATAGCTAGTGATATTTTTATCACACTAGTCGTTAAGTACCCCTATATTTTATGTATTAGCTCCCCATACTGATACCAGTTAATGTGTGTGCTTGTATGTATATTCGGCACAGTTGTTTTTGTG